TAAACAACCTGACCAGATACAAGGGCAATCACATAATCGTCTATCCTGATGCGTCTGGTAAGTCTGAACGCACCAATGCCAGCGCGTCTGACATTCAGATGATTAAACAGGCTGGATTCTGGGTTGATGCGCCTGAGTCAAACCCGTATGTGCGCGACAGGATAAACGCATTCAACGCACTGCTGGCACATGACCGCATAGCAATCAACTGCAAAAAATGCCCTGAGCTTGCAACAGCACTGGAAACGCAAGGCTACACAGATAAAGGCGAGCCAGAGAAGTTTAAAGAACACCCAGCGATAGACGACTGGAATGACTGCGCTGGTTACTTTATCCATCAACGGTTCCCGATTCGCTCTGTTCAGGTAGCCGGCCCTCGCGTAAGCCGCTAACTGGTCGGAGTTGTTAAGTTGTGCGGTTGTGGTAGTATTTGTTTTGTCAGAGTATAGCTTGGTAATCGACACCGAATAGGAGTAGATAACTTAGGTTGGAATCCTAACTCTGACTTTCGACAAGTGGCCGCAGAAGCGGTAATGTTTAGTTTATTGGTTTGGTGTTTGTGAGCGCTGCGGAGCGCAGGCGGTAACAGGGTGGCCTCAAGTGCATCATTCGACGGTGCAGTTATCGTTTCCGTTAAGCAAACACCAAAACCAATAAGCTGAATACGCAATTTTAGCTCAGTGGCAGAGCGCGCAGCTTTTAACTGTTCGGTCATCGGTTCGATTCCGTTAACTTGCACCCAACCACCAGCAGATGTGAGCCTCAATCTTAGCTTGGTCATCCTTGCCAGCAGTTGCGGATTGATACAGGGTTAATCTGTTAGCCAGCGCTTCGATTTACGTTCATAGGCACTGACCATGCCGGCGGTTCGGTCGATAATAAATCAACAAGTGGAGAATGATATGGATGAGGTGAAAAAGTTACTGCATGAGGCGTTTAGCGCTGCGGTACTAAATGGAGTTCTGGTTGAAGATGTTAATTTTGAATTCACCGTTTTAAAATTAATAGGTGACAAAGATAAGGTTATTCTAAATGAAATAAACCTTCGCTCAAGATTCACAAAAGACAATCCATAGCCCCTTAACGGGGCTTTTCTTTTTGTGCTACCATATTCAAAACAAAACAGGTCAGCACCATGTCGATTATCAATGATAGCGCCAGTCATGAGTTATATTTAGCCCGCCTAGCATCCGGCATACTGAACGACAAGCTTTATCCTGCCCAAGAAAGCCTTTACAAGCAAGTCAGGCTGCTGCTACTCGACGCTGAAAACATAACCAGCAGGAAGCAGCTTGCATCAATCACTAAAGCCGTTCGCAAGGCCACAGAAGCGGCAATGACCGAAGCGTGGGCGGAGACAACCAAAGAGCTTTCAGAAGTCTCTGTTTATGAAGCTGCATTCTATGCTCAGTTGCTTGGCGCTTATGGCGCTGTAGAGTTGACAACGCCTAAAGCAAAGACCATTACTGACTATGTTGATGAAGCGTTGATGAGCCTGCAATCTGGCACGCGCTCGAATGTCGGAACATGGTCAGAGTTTGTCACTAACAACGTCACCAGCTACGCCAACGAGTACGACAACGCCATCAAGGCTGGCTATATCGAACGCGAAAGCATGAGTCAGACTGCAAAGCGAATTCGTGCTGTGACTGATGGACTGCTGAGGCGTGAAGTTGAGACTCTGGCCAGGACTGGCATGCAGCACTATGCAATCCAAGCTCGTGATGCTATGGCGAATGATAATCTGGACATCATCGACAGACGTTATTACAACACTGTTTTTGACAATCGCCGTACACTTCTATGCGCCTCACGCCACGCAAAGACTTGGAAGATGGATGATGAAAGTTATCCGGCATTACCGGCTCATTACGGCTGTCGCAGCTCGTGGATATTCCTACTAAAAGGTCAAACCGAACTACCATCAACACGCGCAGCAGTGGGCGGGCGCGATACGGCAGAAGCCAAGCGGTTGTTTGAAGAAAAGCAGGCACGACTAGCTGCACTCAGAGATAAACGCGCAGAGGAGCGCGCAGAAGGCAAGGTAACGCCTGAAACAGCAAGCCAAGTGCGATACAAAGGCAAAGCTGATGCGAGCATATTTAAGCCCGGTCAAATCGATGCAAATATCGGCGTTGATACGTGGCTGCGTGATCAGCCTGCGTATTTTATCGAGGACACTTTAGGCAAAACCAAAGCCAAGCTGTTTATGTCCGGCGAATACAAGCTTGAGCTGTTTGTTGATGCAACTGGTAGGAGTTTGACGATTGCGGAATTAAAGGCTAGGGACGCAGATATTTTTGAAAGGCTTGGTATAAAAGGGTAAAGCGGCTATTTGGCCGCTTTTTCTATCCGCTTGATGATTTCATCTGCAGCATAATGTATGTTTATGCAGATTATTGATGTGGCAACCATCATGTCGCTTCTAATTATAAATCCTACCACAAGCACAAAACACCATAACCAGAACATCAATCAATCCTCCATCATCAGCAAAAGACACGCGATTGCGCGAAGTGGGTTTGAATCACAAAAGACATACTCACCAAGTCTACTTACTGCAAAATACAAATCAGGTGTCGCTTTCCCATAGTGCCCACCTATTTTCCGCTCAAACGCCAGCGGCATAATGTCGTTTGGGTTGTTGCAGTAGTCAGTGCATTCCCTGTAGTTTGGCCAAGATTTGTGTTTAATTACATTTGGATAAATGCCGTCACCAGTTTCAACATAGTGACTTCCGACAAACTCAGCGCCTTTGTTTAATTTCAGATCCAGAGCGACATTAACTTGACTGTCACTCATCCCCTGCAGTTGTTGGGTTGTGTAGGTCATACTGGAACCACCTGAACTCTGTAATTTGCGTGATTAAGATTAATGCTTAATCCTCTTGCCACTTTTTCAGCTTGACGCTCATTTGTTGGGCCGATAGTTTTAACCACCTCTTTTGTGCCGCGCTCAACAACTTCAACTTTAAATTTACTTTCCATATCCACCTCCAAAATTAACCAGCCACAAATAAGCTCTTATCCACAGGAATGCAGCTTGCATCAATTCTTTTTGATTTGTGCTCACTCCTTAATTTTTTGACAAAGTATTTGCACTCTTTTTCTGATGAAAAATTAAATTCAGGAATTGTTGTTGATATACATCCTGAGCTTCCAATCACCATCAAAACCAAAACCCACCTCATGACAGTGATCCGTTTTCATTGCATAGTAACTTTGACTTTCCACTTGCAAGCAAGCCCTTCGAAGTCAAAATCCTATTATTTGACGAAATGTTTAAAAATGGCGTTGCGCTTCGCTTTTCAACCCATGAGTATGAGAAGCCATCACATCTCAAGTCATTTTCAGCCTTTAGATACAAGCCGGAGTAATCATCTTTAATCAAAAAATAAGCATTATTGTTTATTAGCATTTTTTATCTCACTGTTGTTAATTAACCAACCACAACCATAGCACCTATTCACGCCGCAACAAATCCGACCACTAGCGCTTTCTTTTAGCCACAGGCGCATAAACAACGCCATCGATCACCAGTGCGCGCCGCTTGGCAAGGCGCTGCAACACCTCACGACAGAAGCCTAAAGCCTGCACCTGCTCTGCGTAGCTGGTTTGTTTTAATAGCTCACTCAATAACATAAACACCTCAAAAGTTAACCCGCCGAAGCGGGTTGTTAGTTTATTTGGAAGCCTGCAACTTCCCAATCTAAGCTCCCCATGTCATCACATTCCGCAACAGCTTCAGCACCTTGATAGTAGTAGGCATGTAGAGTACGGCGAAATCCATCTTCATCTTCAAATTCAACAACGCCAGAGAACTCAACCGACCCATCTTCTGTGCAGCGGTTTGTGAAATCACAGCGCTCATTTTCGACAGACGAAACCAGCTGTTCGCCAACTAATTTTACAACTTCTTCTCTTGTGATTAAGTTAGTCATTTTGGTATCTCCGTTGCGATTCGCGTTATTGCGTTTCGATGGGTTAATAATACGACTAACTAATCACGCTGTCAAACTAATTAATCACATTTATCCACTGGTCGGAGTAGTTGCCCTATCAGCCCGTGAGCGCTATACTGACCAAATAAATTCAAGGGGCAATTATGGCTACCATTCCAACGCTAACTTTTCATCCTGAATACACAAAGATGCAGCCATTTGTTAAGGCTGTGCGCACTGCTGTGTTGGGTTCGCCTTTTGTCAAGGAAGCAGAATACGACTATTTGCCGCATCCATCACAGGTTGACACGTCAAGCCAATCAGCCAAGGCCCGTTACGCGCAGTATCTTGCTGGTGCTGAGTTTGACGAGTTTCCAAAGTCTACGATTCGCTCATGGCTTGGTAAGATGAAGTTTTCAAGCGCTGAAATCACATTGCCTGCCAAACTGGAATACCTGCGCCAATCCGTTGACAATGACGGCACCAGCTTAACCGGAGCAATTGAAGCGTCAGCTAGCAACTGCCTGCAGGCCAAGTATCATGTGTTAGTTGCTGACTATAATGGCTTAACCGGCGTTGACATAACTCAGGTAAGCAAAGCTGAAGTCGCAGCACTTAACCCACGCGCCACAATCAAGCAGTACAATCGAGAGTCTCTTGTGTGGTGGGACTTCCAGCGCATCAATGACGCCATGCAATTAGTGTTTGTTATGCTGCGTGAGGTAAGCCTTGAGTTCGACACTGAAACATTCACTGGCAAAGACGTAGAATCTTTTTTGATTCTGGCTCTGGACGAAAACGGTAATTACTTTCAGCAAAAGATTGTCAAGAACCTGACGTCAAGCGGATACGAAGAAGGCGAGCGCGAATACGTCACTGTCAGAGGCCAGATGCTTAAATGGCTGCCTGTTGAAATCGTAGCAGACGAAGAAATGACGCCAGGCAAGCTGCCAATGGATTTGGGTTATCTTGCGCCAATATGCGACCTTGCATATGTCCGTTATCGTGTCAGCGCTGAGTACAAAGAAGCCATTCGCATGATTCCGCCAACTGTCAATACAACCGGATTCACTGAGCAGAACTGGGAGCTGTTCAAGCAGATGAACGGGCGCGAATATATTGCCGTTGGCATCGAGGGTAACGCACTTCCAGAAGGTTGCGTTATGGACGTTGCAGGCGGCGACGTTGCTGTTCAGGGCTATGAACGCTACTTCAAAGACAACGAAGCCAAGGTCCGCGCATTAGGAGGCGTATTCCCCACTGTTGACTCAGTAAACGACACGGCAACAGGTGCGATCATAAACGCAACCGACCAGACTAGCAGATTAATGACGTTAGCCGAACAACTTGAGTCTGCATGGTCAAGAGCGCTTTTATATTGCGGCATGTTTGAGGGTTTATGGGCACCTGACGCGATTGAGCAGAATCTGGAGCAGGTCATGGTTAAGCTTAATAAGGATTTTGCACAGTCGAAGCTAACTGATGCGCAAGTCAACACAATCCTGAACCTGCAAATGTCCGGCCTATATCCTAACAGCGAAATTGTCGCAATGCTGGTGCAGGGAGGATGGTCAGTATCAAGCGCTGAAGAGCTGATAAACATGCAAGATAGCGGCGAATAATTGACGCCAAAGTATTGACGGTTTACAATTGAATCAACGGGCGGTCTGTGACTGCTCACAACCACAGAGGCTGTGCCAATGTTAACGAAAGAAGAATACGAAGGCTTACCAGAGAAAGCGCGTGGCGCATTTACGCAAGAGGGTGATTTATTCGTACCCGCGAAAGATGCAAAGCTAAAACAAACTCTGAACGAATTAGATAGCAAGTACAAAGAAGCATCAAGCAAGCTGTCTGAGTACGAGCAAAGTCAAGCCCAAAGACAGGCAGAAGCAGAGCGCAAGGCGCTTGAAAAGCTTAAGGCTGAAGGCAAGACAGATGAGATTATCGCTGACATTGAGCGCCGAAATGGCGAGACAGTAAAGCAGTTTCAGGAGCGCATCGAGCGCATGACTAATCAAATCAAAACAGAAAAACGATCTGCTTTGGTTTCAGATTTAGCCGCTGAACTGGCAACAGATAAAGGCTCTCGTGCGTTTAAAGCGCTGGTTCAATCTCGCATTGATGTAGACGCAGAGACAGGAAAAGTTACGATTTTAAATGATGACGGCAGTGCCTCATCGTTGGATTTAAACGGGTTTAAGGCTGAATTGATGAAAGATGATTCACTTAGCCCACTGTTAAAAGCTGACCTAGTAACACAGGGCGGCGGTAATGTTAAAGGCTCAAACGGTGACGGTCGTACCTCATTCGCTCAGGGCAATATGGGCGGCACACGCGAAGAACGTGAGGCTGCTATCGCTAAGAGATTTAAACTGAAACAATAACGAGGCTATACCATGTCATTATCACAAATGCAGGTCTTTAACGAATACATCATGCCGGCGACCATTGAAACGCTGGGCCAGATGATTGATAAATTTAACCAAGCATCAAACGGCGCAATCCGCTTGACCACAACTGGTTTTACTGGTGACTTTTTGCAAGAGTCATTCTTTGCTGCCATTCACTCTGCACAGCGTCGTGTTGACCGTTACGCCGCACAAGCGTCAGCATCAGCTACCGACTTAACACAGTTAAAGCACAGCACTGTAAAAGTGGCTGGCGGTTTTGGCCCCATCCGCTACGAGCCTAGCCAAATGACTTGGCTGCAAAACCCTACGACTCGCGGCATTGAAGTTGCCAGCCGTAACTTTGCAGAAGCTTTGTTAGCTGACCAGTTAAACAGCGCCATTGCCGCTTTACGTGCTGCAATCTCTAACCAAGCCGCTGCGACCAACGACGTATCAGCAACGGCAGGTATTAACTACACCAGCATGAACGGCGCACACGCTAAGTTTGGCGACCGCTCAGGTGACTTAGTGGCTACTGTTGTGACAGGTGCTATCTATCACAAGCTGATTGGTGACAACCTGACAAACACGCCGCAACTGTTCCAATCCCAGAACGTGCGCGTGGTGGACATCTTAGGCAAGGCGATGATCGTAACTGACGCCCCTGCTTTACGTGTGGCTGGTACGCCAAACAAAGTATACGCGCTGTCTCTGGTCGACTCCGCTGCAATGGTTCATGATGCTGGTGATGTAATCAGCAACATCGAAACAAGCAACGGCCAGACCCGCATCGAAACAACCATGCAGATCGACTACACGTTTGGTCTCGGATTGAAGGGTTACACTTGGGACGAGGCGAACGGCGGTAAATCTCCAACTGATGCAGAGCTGGCAACTGGCACCAACTGGGACAAAGTAGCCACCGACATTAAGATGACGGCTGGCGTTGTGACCATCGGTGACGAGGCGAAAGCTTAAGGGGTAATACATGGCTGACATGATTGCTTATGAACAGCATCCTGTCAGCCCTGAACGCAAAAAAGAATTGCGCGAACAGGGCTACAAGATTCTGGATGTTATTTTTAAACCTGCTGACGAACCAGAAGATGGCGAATTATCAGCAAAAGAATTAATTGCATTAATCGCTGAGTTATCAGATAAAGAAAAACTTTCTGAGTACGCAGTAGATAAGCGAAAAACGGTTAAAGAGGCGGCTGAAAAGCGGCTGTCAGAACTGGAATAACCAAAGGCCGCTGAATAGCGGCTTTTTCTTTTGAGGTGACAGCATGAGCTACGTGCCAAACGGATCAATAAGGCGACTCACTGGCAATAGTGAAGCAACAGCAAGGCTGCCTGTGGATGCCGGACAAACCGGCTTCTTCGAGCGCCGAGAATTCCGCATCAGTGAAGAGCTGAGCATTCCAACAGGCACAAGCCTGGTTTATCGCTTTGAGAGTCCTGTTAACTTTATCCTGTGGGAGCAGGTTATAGAATGCGACGCCAACTTATTAAAGTTTGAGGCTATCGTGGGCGGTACAGAAGGCGGTACGTTTGTACCTGTGCCAATGTGGGGCAAAAACCGCATGACTGAGCAACCAGCATATGCGAGGATGGCAACAGTCAGCAAGGGCGGCACAGTGGCGGGAGGTCAAGTCGCTGAGGTGCTTAGATTGCAGGCAGCAGGCGCAACAGCTCAACGGGTAAGCGTTGGTAGCTCTGTCGGCTCTGAGAGAGGCTTGCCTGCTGGAGTGTATCACCTGAAACTGTCAGCTATCGGCGGCGATGTCACCGGAACCTTTGCGCTAGTGTGGGAAGAAAGGCCTTAAACTGGTCGGAGTTGTTGAAACCCGCTAATGGTGTAAGCTGTTGGTGGGTTTTTATTTTGGAGAGAGTTATGAATAATAATGAATTGATTGAAAAGGCTGTTGTTGATCAGTGCGGGGCATGGAAATATGAAAATAGATGCCAGCTGTTTATTTGCCTGAAGTCTACCGGAGAATTTAGTGAAGGCAGTTTTTGTTATGCAAGCACTGGCCAGTATGAATTAGATGGCAAGATGAAATCAAAGCCGCATTGGGAGTTTATCTGCACCCGCTCAGAATTCGAATCCACCGCCAAACGCATGGGCTACATCAATGGCTATTTATGGGGCAAGGAATATCCGACTAATGGCAAGCGGCCGGATTTAGTAGACGGAATATCTGTGGTTGTGCAGGTAAACATGCAAGCTGGTTTTACTGGTGCATTTCCGATGTACATGCGCGAAGATTGGTCTAATGTTGTTTTATTCAAAATCACCGACCCACGCTACAAGCCAGTTGATGAAGTAAGCGCTGACGCGTTAAGTCAAGCCCAAAGCTTAACGCATGGAGAAGAAGGGTTAGCGCATAGCGAGTGGTGGGATTATGAAATTGATCAGCCAGTATCTCGGCCGCCAATTGGCGTAGAGGTGTTGCTGCCGCCTAAATTTGACGAAAAATCAAAAGCGGTGGTTGTTGGTTATTTTAATGTCGATACCGTTCTATATTCCAACCGTGCAGACTCGTATTTTGGTGTGTCGCTGGATGGCAATAAAATGCGCCCACTAGACCACGCCACGCGCAAAGCTGAGCTGCACCGAGAAAAGGTGATTGAGGCTGCTGTGGCTACACTAAAAAACTCAGGATGGACTCATATGACTAACGTGTCATTTAAAGCTATTGATGCTTTACTCGACGCCGGAATGCTTGTGCTCCCACAAAAATCAGGCGATACTGAAGATTAACCAAAGGAGGTAATTATATGCAACCACATCAACAAAGAGTGGTAGATGAAAAATCAGAACTTGACACTAAAGTTAAGGCACTGAGTGATTTTATTCAATCAAGCCAAATCTATGCCAATCTTCCGCAAGAAGAAAAGTCAAGACTGCTTGAGCAATACAGCATCATGTGCAATTACTCAGATGTTTTGGGTCGCCGCATCGCTGCGTTTGATTAGGAGGTAAAAGTGGCGCAATCTAAACAGAAACCAAAGAGCAAGACCAGTGGAACTAAACCACCTAAGCTCAAGTGACATTGACCTGTTAAAGATAGCCGCACTTGTTGCGGCTTTTCTTCTTAACAGGCAGGCGCTTATTATTCTTGCTTACATGCTTGCCGGTGAGGTTGTATTTTATTTCACTGACAGCGGCTTTATGTGTTCACTTCTTCTTGCTGCACTATACAGTACCAATGCTTGCACCAATATTACCCTAAAATCACAAATTCGTCATGTATTGCTGTGCATCGGGCTATTAAATTGGCTGGCAGCAGTTGATTATCTTGTTGCGCCTGATACGGAAACTTATTTTTATATCTGCTATCCTTGGTTAGTCAATGCGCTAGACCTGCTGATTTTGTATCACTTATTGCCAAAGGGAGGGCCGAACATTGTTAGCAGACGTTTTAGCCTTGGCACTTATCGCTTTACTTGTTTATAATTGCTGGAAACGTGTCCAACAGATATTGAGCAATGATAAGCAGAAACGACCTAGCAAACGCGATCACTGATTATAGCCACACATTAACCAGCAAAGCTTTGGCGATTGTTGGTGGTACTTCGGCGGTTTCACACACTTCGTTTGGCGGCTGGCTTAAAGATTCAATGGATTGGTTTATTTCTTTCCCGTGGATGAACACGCTTTCTTGCGTTGCCATCATTCTTTTAATCGTTGAGCGAGTCTTTATTGTGTGGGCTTGGAACAATAGACGCAAACGCGGGGAGCTATAACATGCCAGCAACCATCGGCACCAACTCATATACGGACGCAACATCGTACAACGCATACGCATCAGAGCGCGGCATTGCGGTTAACGCCGCAACGCTTGACGCTGACCTGATTCTATCTGCCGACTTTATCGACACTTACTATAATTTCAAGGGTCAGCCCGTTAGCGGCACGCAAGCCATGAAGCTGCCAACTGATTGTGTGGCAATCACTGACATCAGTAAAGGAGCGCTGAAAGCTGTCGAGCTGCAACAGGCTGGTCGATTAGCACTTGATGCTGCTGTATTGACTGGCGCGCTGGTTGATTCTGAGAGCAAGACACTTGAAGGTGTTGGCTCTATCTCTAAAAGTTATGTGGAAGGATCGCAGGTTACGTACAAGGCGCGAACGCCTGAGCTGGATTTATTGCTGCGTCCGTTTACTGTTGGCGGGGTGGGGATTAAAAAGACTTAGGGCGATTACTCGCCCTTTTTATTCAATGTTATTGAATTATCAACCTCGTTACCGAAAGCGCCCCAACCGTCAAAACTTTTTCTGGCAAAAAGCTCAACCTTATCACCTGTTGTCATACTTTCAATTAATTCTCTGAAAAAATGAGGCTTTCTGCTGCTGCATGGGTAGCCGTTTTCGTATTCGCGCTTGATGTTAAACCACGTTGACTTTATCTTTTTGGTTGCCTTTGGCTTGCCGCGCCTTGCAAATATCAGGTATTCGCAGTTTATGCCGAAGTCACCGCCAAGACCGCCACCCATAGTTTGCTTGCACCATGTAATAGTTGTTGAGTATTTAAAACCCCACGCCTTCAGGACTTCTTTTGCATCAAGCAAATATTTGTTAGTTACCCACATAAACAGAAAGCAATCATCTGCCGCTATTGACTCAACATCAAGATTGCAAATATCTGCAAATGTCATTGTCTTGTATGGTAAATCCTGAGCTTTATCATCAACTGAATTAAACACCTGCCTACCATCAACAACTTTATAACCATTAAGCTTTCTGCCTTGCTTTTGCTGCCAAGGTGGATCTGCATAAATTACGCTGTATTTCTTCATATTACTCACCATCTCCTGATTGGTCGCGCAACTCTCCGCCGCAAAATGGACAGTAATTTAAAAAAAGTCCTTTTTGGTTTGATTTCGTCTTTATTGATATAGCGGTGCCAAGTCGTTCATTTGTCTGTATGTTTAACATTGAATGCATAAACAAGCCTTTTTGCCTAATTGTTGGGTTTCTTTCGGCAAGGCTCGCCATAAAATCACAAATAGACTCCGCATATCCGCCATCTTTCTTTTTGCAATTTTCCACAAATAACTCCAATTAATAATTGACAGGTTTAATCTACCACAATTTCACCATTTCACTACTCCGACCAGTTGCGCTATACTGTGGCAATACATTGAGGTGAGCAGATGCCAACACTACTATCCGAATTCCAAGACCTATCCAACGAGCTAATAGACGACGAATTTACGGCGTTTAAAAAACCATTCTCAGTAGAGCGAAAAGGCGCGTTCAATTCAACAACTGAGACTTACGCTGCCGGACCATCATTTATCATCGGCGCAATACCATCGGCGCTTGAGGATAAACAGTTTCAAAACCAACTGATTCAGGTTGGAGACTTTAATTTGGTCCTGAACCCGCGCACGACCCCGACATCAGGCGTTTACTTTGAGCCGCGCATTAACGACCAATGCACCTTTAACAGCAAGGCAGTGCAGATAGTGGCAAAAGGTACTGATTCGGCTGATGCTGCCGTAAAACTCGTTTGCAGGTATCTCTAATGAACTTCGATCGCACACTAAGCATCAAGTCAGACCTAATCGGCGAGATATCGCAAGACGTGCGCAAAACGGCTTTTGTTGTGCTGCAAGGTGTTACGCTGAAAACACCAAAGGATACAGGGCTTGCTACTTCGAGCTGGCTGCTGGGCATCAGCAATGCGCCAACTGAACGCCCGCTAACGTCAGTCGGCAAAGACCAAAGCAACTCAGAAGCTCAAGCAAAGGGCTTGGTGATTATCGGGCGGTATCCTAACAACGCATTGCCTGACTTATGGATAGTAAACAATCAGCCGTACATCGGGCGATTGAATGACGGCTACAGCCTTCAAGCCCCAGCTAAATTCGTCGAAGCTTCAATATCAGAAGCGGTTAACAGGAAATTCTAATGGCTAACAAATCCACCACAGTGGCAGAAGATGCGATCATAGCAAGGCTAGTTGCTAACATTCCAGCATCATTAAAAGGCTATGTGTTGCCAAATAAAGAAATGCTGGATAGGGTAACTAGCATTCCACTAGAAAGCGCAGGTGGTGAGCCATGGGTGCGCCTTACCGTGAACTGGCTAGACAGCATCAACATCGGTAATGGTGGCGGCACTTGGATTAGGCGCAATGGCTTAATCAGTGTTGATGTATTCACCAAAAAAGGCAGCGGCACAAACACAAGCCAAGCAATCCGCGAACACTTCATCAATCTGTTTGAAAATACCGAATTCGAGCCAGTAAAGACTTTTGAGGCGACAACTGCTAAAATCGAAGACGATCCATGGCTTGGGTATCAAATTAACATTAACTTTTATTGCGAGGGCTTTTAAATGCCAACTACAGTTACAGACCGTCAATTATCTGGCGGAGATTGGGCGGTTTA